CAGGCTTACAGTCATACTTAAACATTGAGTATGCTTCCAACCATTTGTTAAACTTAGTTCTTGATACAGTCATTTTAGATTTAGGAGCAAAATCAGGATTGTCTTCTACAAAATCTAAATACAAATCGTTTTTATAAACCTTGTAACCCTTAGCTAACTTTTCATTTATGTTGTTAGTTCCAATCAACCCACACCACTCTAAAAATTCATGACAAGTTGCAGCTGATAGCTGTCTGATTTTTAAGTTTACAAACTTTGATTTAATCAATCCATGCATCATGTACTGCTGTAGGCAACCAATCATGTAGTTGTCAAACTTACACCACTCTTCATCATCCCACTCTCCAAACATAAGCTTACCAAATTCTTTTAATGGTGTCAAATCCTTTGTATAGTACTGTGCTAATTCCAGCTCCCACTTTCTCCTGGCAAAAGATGAACCTTGGCCTTTGATAGCGTAGTTAGTTGTAATAGCAATTTTTGGAGACTTACTAAATGGTATCTTTATAGCGTCTTTATTCTTTTTCTCCAACACTAATCCCTCTGTTATAACACTGAATAATCTTTCAAAATCAAAGTGTTTTTTAACATCATCAAAGCATAAAACCTGTGTGTCAACGCTAACAGTTTGATAAGCAAAGCTTTTCTCAAAATTAAAAGACTTACCATCTATAAACACTAACTTCTTCATGTGGCTCAGTGCATTCATAAACAATCCCTTCCCAGTTCCTCCTTCAGGGTTGTCTGATATAACCTCATCGTTTAAAATGACAGCTGGACAGTAGGAAAGATTCTTCCACTGGTGTAGAAGATAACCTATTGTAGATTTCATAGATTTTATTCTGCTTTCATCCTGACCACATATGTTAGTAATGAACTGCTGGTAGTCACATCCATCTCCATCACATAGTTGAAAATTTCTGTCAATAACATGATCACTCCAAACGTATCCTCCCAAGTCTAAATAATCAATCCTTGTTACAGAGTCATGCTTGACTTTGACAGCTCCGTTTTTATAGTACAAGTATGCAGTATCTTTGTTGTCCTCTATAAAGTACACATCTATTGAAGATAGTAAAGTAAGAAACTCCTCTCTAAAATAACGTGTGTGTTCAGCAAAATAATTATAAACTGACAGGTCATCCACCTCCAGCAGATAATTAAGAATAAAATCTTTTATTTCTTTTTCTGAAGTATGGTCTATTAAGTTGTTTGTCACTTTTACAAACACGTAATTTTTACTTCCTTCAGGATTAAATTTAAAGAATCCATTTTCTTCTAAAAATTGTTTAAAAAGAATGTGTACTATTTTTATAACACCCTTATCGTTTTTAGTCCAAAACTGATTGTTTGCATTTTCTTGGTCTAATCTTGATATGACATTCTCTATTGTCGTTGGTTCTACATCAGAGTTCTCAAGCTCAACTCTGATATCTTTTTTTGACACACCACGTTTTAGCTTCATTCTCACATTGTTAACCTTGTCCTCGTCTTCGTAGTACTTAGTTCCGTGATTATGCTTCTGTGAGTATGCACTGTCTATAGTTCTTTTAATCTCTGATATTGTAAATGTTTTTGTTCTGTAGTTCATTAGCTGTGACTCAGCTAAAGACTGATAAATTCCAAAATCATTGAAAGCTGCAGCCAAAACATAAGCGTTGTTGTTTCTCTCCCCTTCATTCATAGGAAACTTTTTGGTCCACCACTTTACAAGTATATCTACTATCTTGTTCTCATCTGTCAAAGGGATGGTTGGTATATCTGAGTGCTTATTTATTTCTACATACTCTTGCTCTTCAATTTTATCCCATAAACTTGATTGTGCATTGATATGAATTAGTGGGTCATAAGACTCATAGCAGACACGTGAGACATTTTTACAGGTCTTGTCAAAGTATTCGCTATCAAAGTAATTTTGAAGGCTTAAAAAGTAGCTTTTATGGTTATCTTGAATAGGTGGTATTTTTACCAGTGCCTTTAATCCATTTCCACTTGGAGAAATAAATACAGAGTACACATATTTATCTTTTGATAGTCTCTCTTTTTCTTGCAGCAAATCTCTGTTTGATTTGTAACCATCAAAATCTAAGCAGATAAATCCACTGTGTTCCTTTAACGCATTGTCAGCTCTTTTAGAAAACAAGCCACTGAAACAAATTGCTGGTAATTTTTGCTTGAGAATGTTTCTATTTTCCTTGTCTTTCTCTGCTCGTATCTTTTTTACTATATCTTTTGAAGCTCCGTCCTGTATTCTTGTAAGTATTAAATTTATGTTTCTATAGAAGGGCTGAGATGTCTGTTTTATGTCTTTAAATATTGTAATGTCCATTTTATGTCGATTTAATGTCGTTTTAATTTTATCTATTTTACTGATATTTAACTATTTATATTATTTAATGTTGATAATGTTAATAATAATGTTAAAAATATAGATAAGTAATAGTTGATTTAATTTTTTTATTATAGAGTCCAGTATAACCCCCTAAAAGTGACATTCGTCACAGTTTGAAGCAAAGAAAAGGGGCAAAAGCCCCTTCGTCTTATCGCTCCGTAAATTTAAAAGTCAAGGCCGTCGCTTACCTCTTCTTTTACTTGTTGTTCAGGTTTGAACTGGTCAATAGCTACGTAGTGAGTCTTTCCATACTGGTCAGCCTCTCTCTTTTTCTGTACAATAAGCTTGACATACTTTTTGTTATTGTACTCAAAAATAAACTCTTTCGGAAGATCAGTTAAACATACCGATACAGCCACTTGGTCTCCATCGAACTTTGACTTTCCACTTCCTACGTAAATTTTCTCTTTTTGTTCACTCATTTTATTTAATTTTAATTGTTTGCTCCATATGGTTTAATGTAGATAGCATAATTTTATTTTTCTGCTCTACGCTGTTACAGGACATTGGAACTTCTATCCACATAACAGTTTCTTTTGGCGTTAACTTAAACAGTCTACAGAGTCTGTCTATGTATGTACGCACTGATGTCTTCAGTTGATTCATTGCTAAAAAATTTATGGTAAACTTCAACAGCCTTCTCTACCTTCTCCTGTCCACCTTTCAAAAAAGTAGAAGAACAATCGAAAATACCGAGTCTTGCAGTTCTCTTGTCGATAACAAAAAATACAAGAGGCTTATTAAACAGTCTCTGATAAATGTAAGCTTGACTGTCATAATTATAAGTCTTTGCACTGTACATAAATTTATCAATATCAGAACTGGTTTTGATGTCAATAATTAACTCGCTGCCGTTGTTTATAATATCAGCTTTTCCCTTCCAATCTAAATTCATTATTTTTTGAATCTCAGGAACTTCAAACTGATTTCCTTCCTCATAGATGAGGTCACACATCTCCATGTTGGAGGTCATCTTAGTACACAGAAAATCAAGATGCTCTTTCTCTTTTTTAAGTAAAAGCATTTCTCCAACTTCAGCCTCCTTCTCTTTATAACGTACAGTATTACGTGACGCTACATCAACAACTTGAAAGTCATCTAACTTGTGTGGTTCTAAAATTTTAGTATGGAAGTATCTGCCCTCTAACATGGGCTTTGTAAATTCAGAGCTAACTCTAAATTGCGTAGGATTCTTAAGCAGCTTACCTATATCAGAGTTAGACAGGTATTGCTGTCCAAACTCTCCATAGTATTTGCTGTCATCCTCAAGAGCCTTGAGTATATCTGCTTTAGTCATCCTTTATGTTTTTTTCGATTTCAGTTTTAACCTTAGCACTAATTTTATACTTGGTCTTAAGATTCTTTACTATTGTAGCTAACCCTAACTCTTTGTTTTTAGAAACATAAGTCAGCACCTTGCTCCAGTTCGTGTCTCCAATATTAAGTTCGTATGTAGTGACAGTTTTTTTAGTGGCACTGGCTTTTGCTGGTGCTTTTACAATATCCTGTCCTGTAGTCTCTAATAGGTCCTCTCCAGCATACAAGCTTAATCCAAGTCCATGCATAGCAATCGCTTTTGCTGTTGCTCTTTGAATAGCTGTGTTAACATCCATAGATGTAATCTTGTCAACTGTAATTGACTTGTTTCTAAAATCCTTAATTGGAAGATAATCAATATGCTCAATACTGTTGACTACTACTCCAACCTTTACGTATCCTGTAACTCCATCAGTGAACCAGTTTAATCCAGTTTCAGGAGATTCGTATACATTTCTTTGTGCATCGGAATGCTGTAATTTTAGGTATGCCCACGCATTTGCCCATGATAGGTAATCGAGGTTACCTTTTTTCTCTACCTTGCTCTTTACATTTACTGCAACAAGCTTTTCAAAATAACTTTGTTTTGTACTCATTTGATTTTAATTTAATTAATAATTGATTTTAATTTTAACTGCAGCTCTGCATACTTATTCAAAGCTACTTCTCTTCTATTTTTTAAGTTCTTAATGTGTTTGTCGTTTTTCCGTGTGTTCACTTCATTCTTGATTTTTGCCTCAATAAGCTCCAACTTGTGCAGACAATTCGATATGCCTAATTTTACACAGCCCACGTTCCAACCATATTCATAGAAATAAGAATATTCTATTGGTGTACATTCTTTATAGTACGAACCACCCTTACCAGTATTTAGTATTTCGATTCGGTCACTAAATTTTTGAATCTTGACACCTCTTTTTATAACATTAAAACCGACAGGCTGGTCATTTATAACTGCCTGACTCTGTTCTGATGCTTGGTTCAATATTTCTTTTAGACTATACATTTTACTTTTTTAATACTTCTGTTATAAAGTTTTGAAAGTCAGCATCCCCATCAATCAACTCTTTAGCTTTCTTGTAGCTGTAAAGAATGTTGGAGTGTGTAACGGCGTGTCCGTTCTCTTCCATAAATCTTTTTATGTAGGAAACTCTAATTGGTCTCTCCATACATAAATAATAAAGCAGCTGCCTTGCATCTACAATATCTCGTCTTCTGTTTTTTGTAAACATATCATCTAATGTGATATGAAATTTTTTTGCTATTGCTGTAGCATAAACATCAAATATGTCTCTCTTCATCTATTGGTTTTTTAGTTTGTTTAATTCAAAATTTAAGTGATCTATTGCTTTCTGAATATCCTCGTTCGGAGACTCGTGTTTTTTGTATGCTCTCAAGATATAAGTACACGCAGTTCCAAGGTTGTAATTTAAATCAAAATTGGTCACTACGTCTATAGCTTTGTAATTATTTTTACCATCGTAGTAAGATGGCGTTTCAACCTTCCCTTGGTCAGAGCTGGTGGTCGTCCAGTATTCTTTGTTTATATCCATTTTCGTTATGTTTTGTACCACAAAAACCCCCATGCGTTAACATGGAGGCGATTGTTTGAATCAACTACAATTCAGATTAATGGCTAACTATATTCCCAGTGGGTAATCATCTTCTACTTCCTCATGCTCAACATCAATTGTGTTTTCTTCGTCGTCAACATTGTTTATTATATTTTGACACATAGCCATGTGGATAGCGTTGTTTCTTGTGATAGGGTCGCTTGGGTCAAACGACTCGAAAAGTTTTTGTAATATGCTCATAATTTGATTAAATTTTAATTATACTTGGTTTGTAAAGGTACTATAAATATGTCATAACTGCACTGTTTTTTTAAAAAAGATACGACAGCGTACCCAAAAAGATACGCCGTTATACCTAAAAAACGCTTGTTACGAATTAACAACAGAATTGGTTTCTAACACCATATCTATGAATTCTTTTATGTGTTTTTCTTCTGCATAATCATGTTCTTTCATAGCGTGTTCTAACTCTTCTCTGTCGGTTTCATCCTCGAAATTATAGTACAAGTTGTCCATCCAAGAACTGATATCATCATGGTATCTGTACTCATGATAAGTCATTTCTTGATGCTCTGTTATTCCATGTTTGTCAAACTTAGCTATCCCAGCAAAATCTTCTCCACACTCTTCGTACTCCATCTCAGCTGTTAAGCTGTAGTGTTGACATATTTGTTTAACTAACCTTACTGGAGGACTCCATGCACTGTCTCCAGCAACAGTAAAAGTTTCTTCATCATCACATGGATAGTCATTTAGATTAAAGTCCCACCAGCGTGTTCCGTAGTAGTAAAAATCCTTATACTTTTTCTCAAGCTCCTCTTGAGTAACTCCAATCTTACCCTTGTCCAGTACGAAGTCTCCAAACTCTACGAAGTAATTGGTTTTATCATACTCCTTGAACTTGTTTCTTAGTTTTTTTAATGCAGCAGCGTTTCC